GTGTTGCCGCCGGGCAGACGCTGCTGATCAACGGCGTGACGTACAAGATCGATACGCCGCAGCCGGACGGCACCGGCCTTGTGACACTGATCTTGAAAAAATGAGCACCCGCGCCGAGCAGATCATCGACGAATTCATTGACGTGCTGACCTTGCCAACTTCTGTGGCGTCCGGTGCGGTGTGGCGCAGCCGCATGCGTCCGATTCCGGAAGGGGCTGCACTGGCGGTGGTGGTGCGGCGCAAGCAGGATGTTCGCCTGGGCGATGCGACGCTAGGCCGGCAGCAGAGACAACTGGCTGTGACGGTGGAGATCTACGCGCGCGGCGATGAGCCGGATGCGCTGGCCGATCCACTGATCGAGTCGGTGATGTCGCGGGTGATGGCTGACCGTTCTTTGGGAGGTTTGTGCGATGACGTCGAGGTCGATTCGGTAGACCCGGAATGGGCGGCACGCGACACCGATCTGGTGGTGATGGACCTCACTTTCAACGTGCGATACGAAACCGATAGCACCGGGCTTTAGGAGATGAAGATGGCGAAAAAAACACAGGCTGAACCCGTACTTGAACAGAACCCGTCTGCTGGCGGGCGTTACGTGCGGCAGCCGGATGGCTCGCTGCTACCGGCAGACCAGGCGCAGCCCGCGCCGCCGAATGCAGCGCCCTTGAATCAATCTGAATCTGAACCCGAAAAGGAATAAATCATGGCAAATCGTCTGGTAAGAAACATGGTCGCGCTGGTCAAAAACGAAAGCAACTATGCGGTTGACCCTACACCAACTGGCGCCGACAACGCCATCCTGCTCTCCAATGTGACGATCAATCCGCTCAACGCGCAGAACGTCGACCGCGACATCATCCGCTCGTATCTGGGCGGCAGTGAGCAGCTGGTTGGCACCCGTTACGTCGAGCTTGGCTTCGATGTCGAGCTGCAGTCTTCGGGAACGCTTGGTGTGGCTCCGGCATGGGCGCCGCTGCTGCTGGCTTGTGGCTTCGCCGAGGCGGTCACGGCGGATACGCGCGTCGACTATACGCCGGTGACTGATTCGCTTTCGTCTGTGACCTTGTATCTCTACGATTCCGGTGTGCTGCACAAAGCTACCGGTTGTCGTGGCAGCTTCGAGCTTGTGGGTGGGGTAGGTGAGCGCCCGGTTCTGCGATTCAATTTCCTCGGCATATACAACGCCATCACGGCAACCGCCAACGCAGCGCCGACGCTCACCGGCTGGAAGGTTCCGAAGGTGGTGACTGATGCCAACTCCGGCGATCTAACATTCGGTTGTACCTACTCCGCCGGCGCGCTTTCCGGCGGCACGGCTTATCCGTCGCGCGGTATCAATCTCTCGAGCGGCAACGAGGTCAATTTTGTTCCATTGCTTGGCGGCGAGACCGTAGAGCTTTCACAGCGAGCAATAAGCGGAAGCCTCGAACTAGACCTTACTGCCGCGCAGGAGGTTACCTTCATGGGCAACGTGTTGGCTAATACCACGCAAAGCCTGGGCTGGCTTCACGGCACAGACAATGGCTACAAGGTGCTGCTGCACATGCCAGCCGTGCAGCTCATCAACCCGAGCAAGGCCGAAATCAACGGCAAGCGGTTGATCGGGTTTGATATGCGCGTGGTGCCATCCGCCGGCAACGATGAGCTGCGCATCTGCTGCATTTAACGTATTGGCCTCTGGCTAGGCTTTTGCCGAACCGCGCCTCCCGTCGCGCCGCCAGTAGGCCAACCACATCACGGGAGATAAAACGGGATAAAAAATGGACATTGCAAAAAAATTCGGGACAGACAAAGTAAAAGAAGAAGAGGGTATCTGGGTTCATCTTGGCGATGGCGCAGAGATTCTCGTTGCCAGGCTGAATAACAAGTCATATGTCGCGGCAATTAAACGCCTGACGACGCCGCACAAGGTGGCTATGAGAAACAAAAGCCTTCCGGAAGAAGTGACATTCGATATCACTATCAAGGCAATGGCGGAGGCGGTGCTTTTGGGTTGGAAGGGCCTGCAGGAAAACGGCAAGAACCTGATCTACAGCCGCGAAGCCGCCGAGCGATTGCTGAAAGATTATCCGGATTTCCGCGAGCAGATCGCAGGTATCGCAGCAGACATGGAGAACTTCAGGGCAGAGACGGAAGCGGCCACTGAAAAAAACTGACGGAATGCCTGCTCTGGCACCTGGAGCATGGCGAGAAATTAAGGGTGTTGCAGCAGGCGGGGGCGGATCTATCCGAAAGCGGGCTTGAGCCGCCGGAGGTCGAGCCGGATGCAGAGGATTACTGGACAGCTTTCTGGCTATTGTCGGCCAGCAGGCCGGCAGGAATGGCAGGGGTCGCAGCCATCCCGGTGGCCGAGGTACTGGCCTACTGCCAGCTGCACGAAGTGGCGGAAGTGGCGGAAGGCCCGGAGCTGCATCGGATGATCCGGGCAATGGACAGGGTCTATATCGAGTGGGCCGGGAAGCAGGTTAAAACAGATGGCGATTAACGCAACCAACAATACAAAGATCGTAATATCGGCCGAAGATAAAACCCGGTCTGCGTTTGCATCTGCTCAAAAAAATATCGAAAGTCTTGCCGGTGGATTTGCCAGATTCACCTCCCTCGCCGGGCTGGGTGCTTTTGGTGCAGTAGTTGGATTGTTTGCAAAAATTGCGGCTGAAACTGCCGATGCACAAGCTGAGCAGGCGCAGCTTGCTGCTGTGCTGCGCTCCACCGGTGAAGCGGCGGGATGGTCGCGTGATCAGCTCAACAAGATGGCAGATGATCTCAGCGGCAAAAGTACGTTTGCCGCCGGCGAAATCACTAATGCGCAGACGCGGCTACTATCCTACACCGGCATTGTCGGGCTGCAATTCCCCAAAGCCATGCAGGCCGTCATCGACATGGCATCTCGTATGGGCATGTCGGTCGAGCAATCAGCAGAAACTATCGGCCGCGCGCTTGATATTCCATCGCAGGGTCTGACAGCACTGACCAAACAAGGCTTCCGGTTTACCGAAGCCCAAAAGGAGCTGGTCAAGCAGTTGGAAGACACAGGCCGAACTGCTGAAGCACAGGACATCATCCTCAAGGCGCTTGAGAGCAGTTACGGTGGCGCGGCAGAGGCGGCCCGCAATACCATGGGTGGCGCCATGAAGGCGCTGCGGAATTCCATGGACGAACTATTCGAAGCCAGCGATACCGGCGGAAGCGTGTTCATCCGCATCATCAACGATATGGCGCTGGCAGTGGATGGTTTGAGTGCAGCCATGCGCGGCGTGCCGTTCGACTTCATGGATAAGCTGCTGCCGAATTATCAGAAATTCCGCGAACAGATGGATAAGGAGTTTGGACCTCCGGCTGGGCAATTCACCCCCCGGCAACCCGGCCAATATCTACCGCGCGATGCCACCATCAATGGCGGTGGTTTAACGCTTACAGAACAAATCGCAGCCCGCGCTTCGCGGTTTACCGAAGCCAACAAGCTCACTGATGCTATTGCCAAACAGAAAGAGTATGCGGGCAAGCTACGTGAAATTAATGATCTTGAGCGCGAGGGGGGGCTTAATGCGGATCTGGCGGCACGGTATAGAAACCAGCTGCATGAGCAGATGTTCAAGACATCGACCGGAAAATCTTCGGTGCAGGTTTTTTCCGAGCAAACTGCAAAACTGATCCAGCAATTTCAAACTGCAACTTCGCCAACTCAGACACTTTCTGAAAAACTCGAAGAGCAGCTTGCTGCATATACGGGACTTGACGTTGGCGTAAAAAATTATTTACAGGGCCTAGCCGACCAAGTGGCAGCACAGGAAAGGCTTGCCGAGGAAATGGCAAGGCTTGATATCCAGATGCAATTACAGCAGCAGTATGAAGCTGCGGAAGCAGATAGATATCTGGCGATATCAGATGCATATGATGAAATCCTGCGAGAAACAGAAGACCTTAATCTTGCTTTGATCAAGAGTGATTCAGAGCGGGCCCGTAAACAGCTCGAAATTGAGCACGAGCGACGCATACAGCGAATTGCAATGATGAAGGCCGAGCAAGATCAGATCGATTTACTCATGGACGCTGAGACAAATCGGTTTAACGCGGCGCAGCAGGCTCTGGAAAATGGAGCCAAAAAAACCGGATCATACATGGCAGACCTCGGCGCGACCTTTTCAAGCGCCTTTGAGGATGCGGTCATTTCCGGAAAAAAATTCAGCGATGTCCTGAAGGGAATCGAGCAGGACATTCTGCGGATTCTGCTGCGCAAAACCATATCCGATCCGGTGGCCGAGGCAATCGGCAGCATCAACTTCGGCGATGTATTCAGCGGGCTTTTCAACGCCAACGGCAACGCTTTCGATCCCGGCGGGCTTGTGCCGTTCGCCAGTGGCGGTGTTGTCAATCGCGCAACGCCCTTCATGTTTGCCAATGGAGGCCGTCTCGGCGTGATGGGCGAAGCTGGGCCGGAGGCTATTTTGCCTTTGAGCCGTGGCAGAAACGGCAAACTTGGCGTCCAGGCGGAAGTCTCCGGCGGAGGGTCTGTCAACGTCACGGTGAACCTGATCGAATCTCCCGGCAATGGCGGGCAGGTCAACCAGCGTCAGGGTGCCGATGGGGGGCTCACCATCGATGTCATGGTGGAAAAAATCGAAAGCATGATGGGCCGCAATATCTCACGCGGTAGCGGCCTCGCCCCGGTCATCGAGCGCCGCTACGCCCTCAATCGTGCGGGAGGTAACTGATGCCCGCCTATCCGTCCACACTGCCACTGCCTATTCGCTCCGGCTATTCGGTCACGCCGGAGCAGGCCTTTATCCGCACCGATTTCGAGTCTGGGTTCGCGCGCCAGCGCCAGCGCT